CCCACTCGCCGCTCAGCGCGCTACCGCCAGCGTCCAGATAGGCTCGATAGCGTTTGCCTGGCACGATGGTATCAACGGCCCCATACGACTCTCCCAGCGGTTCGTCCTGCATCGCGTCATCGGCCAGTCCAGCGATTAGCTCACGGCCAGTCAGTAGCTGGTAGCGGTCACCATTTAGGTCTGTGTGAATGTCGTAGTCTTTCTCCACGTGGCAGTACGCCTGCTGCAACCTGCGCTCCCACGCCAGTAGATTTGTCCCGACAATGCGGTCAACGTTCCGATTGATGTTGCCCGTCAGCCGCAGACCCTCTGCCTCCATGTCGCTTAGAACCGCACTCACCGTTTCAGTCTTCGTCATGCTCGGCCACCTCCATCAGCTCCGGGTTCTCGTAGATGTTGCCAATGACTTCGCAGCAATTGCCCATCAGACTGAGCATCGTGCCAAGAGCATAATCAGCCAAATGACCACTAAATTCTCCTTCACAGCCCCAGCATCCTCTCTCCTCATTCCAGACAGCGGTGGCAATCGCTTCGAGACACACAATCCGGCCGCCATCCATCGTCTCTTGCACACGTACAATGTCGCCTTCGTAGATTCCTCGCCCGTTCTTGTCGTAAAGTCCGGTAAACTGCATCAATTCGAGGTGGGGCTGGCAGTCTGGTGTCACTATCATTTCGTCAGGGAGCATGGTTCCCATTGCGGCAATCTGCATGCCTTCATGTAGCTGTAAGGCACCGACAGAATACATTCTCTGGGCGTCTTTATCCCACGCCCGAAACTTAATCTCTCTCATCTCGCACCTCCACATCTTCAAAATGAACCTGATCAAGATAAGCTTTATGCAGTTGGCCGTTGTATTCGACCACCGCAACAGGCTCCATGACTTGACCAGCAGAATGACCACCGATAAATGGACTTTCGCCCACAACATTTGCGACCTGAAACACGCCATAAAACTTGGCTGGGATTTCCTTGTCTCCGCTGACTACATAGCACTTTCGAGTCATGTTCATTCCTCCGCCTCCTCGCCAGAAGCCTCTCTTACCATGGTGTCGAACCCAACTGAATGGCCTACTTTTGTGAAATGCTCGTCTACGTCTTCTTTATCGTACAAGGCTTCAGAAAATAGCCCCCCATGAATCCCCAAAGTGTGCACATATTTCTTACCGCGCCGAATGAAAATGAAGTCTCGCCATTTTGGATCGATAACCCATGGGTTTCTGATAATGTCGCCTTTAACTAGCTTCATTTCCCTGCCTCCTATAAGATCATGTGGTCTACCAGAAGCATTGATGGCGCCTTTTCGTTTAGGCTTTTTTGAACATCTTCATAAGCAACAATGTCCCCGTCTTCTGTCTTTGCAATCGCAAGGTGATATAGTGCTTCTTCACGGCTTAACTCTTTAAATTGTTCGGGGTCATCTTGATCTCCATACATTTCACGATAAATTTTCTTGGCTTCCTCAGCATTGTTCGCAACAATCAAGCTGTAATAGGGTTCCTTTGTCTCAAAGTATTTCATTTTTCTTCCTCCAATTTCACGATTTCGCCTGTTTCCTCAACGCGCCATGCGCCTGGCACCCATGCGCGGGCTATTACATCACTATGCAGGAGATAATATTTTCTAAGATCTTCATGAATTGCTGAAATAACCTTGTCCACACCGATACGCCATGGTTCAACTAGATCAAACAATAAATCCGTTAAACCTTTTTCACTGCCATAAGTCGTCCAATAAAACTTGATTGCATCACTTATGGCTTTCGGAATCACCGGCAGATCATCTGGCAAGGCGGAGTCATATCGAGCACGCCATTTTTCTGAACCGTGTGACATGTCAGCCATTAATGCGTCGAACACGTCCCGCTTCGTCTCATTGCTCATCGTCAGTCACCTCCACACGTTCGCAGTCTTGCAGTCCGTAGTGTTCAATCTCGGCGATGGTGAACTGCTGATTGGACTCGTTAAGACAGTCTGCACTTGCAATGTCAAGTCCATCGTTTCCGCGGCCATCTTTGAAATACATCTTCCCTGTCACATGGGGAACCCACACGCCGTACCGCTTCGGCTTCTCGACCGTCCAACCGTTGACGTAGGCGCGCATGAGGCGGTCTTCCGCTTTGCGGTCATCGTCATACTTGTCATGAGAGTTGACGAACCCGACAATTAACTCGGCGGGGTCATCATCACACTTCGCCTGCTCCAGCATCTCCGCTTCCGCCTCGCTCACCACGACCTTCGCCGGGGCCTCGACTAGCTCGACAACGTGACCACCAATATCGTCCGCAGTTCGCTGTGCGTATGGCTTATTTAGCTCCGTCCAAAGGGTACCAAAGCCCGTTTCCCAATGTGGCTTTCCGATTTCACAGAAGGCAAACTTGCCTTCATCATTCTTCACTGCATATAGGCTCATTTCCGCGCCTCCAGTTTCTCTGCGATTTCACTAATCTGAATATTTGCAAGTAGTCCTAGGTTAACCAAGGCCGTGAGCGCGCATCCCATGATGCTCTCCCATGAGTGATCCAGAAACATCGCTGCGAATAACTCGGCGACTGTCGCGACTAGTAGTGCAACCTTGCATAGTTTCATTTCTTGTCCTCCAAATCAGAATGGCAAATCATCGCTGATGTCCAACTGCTTGCCATTGCTTGCGAACGGGTCATTTGACGCCTGCGGTGCCGTTTGCGCCGGTTTTGGCTGTTGCTGGTAACTATTCCAACCGGTCTGTTGCGGCGCCGTCTGCGGCTGATTTGTGGCATCTGGTGCCGTCTGCGTGCCTTTGCTCTCCAGCAGGGCGAAGTTATCAACCACCACTTCGGTCACATAGACGCGTTGGCCTTGGTTGTTGTCGTATGTCCGCGTCTGGATATGACCTTCTACGCCCACCAGCGACCCCTTGTGCGTGAAGTTGGCGAAGTTCTCCGCGCTCTTGCGCCAGATAACACAGTTGATGAAGTCCGCTGTTGGCTCGCCATCCCGCTTGTACTGCCGGTCAACTGCCAAGGTGAAGGTGCCGACTGTGGTGCCGCTCTGCGTGTAGCGTAGATCAAGCTCGCGCGTGAGGCGGCCTGTTAGTGCAAGTGAATTAATCATCGTTTTCCTCCCTGGAATGGCAGCTCCATGTATGCGCCGACCGTGTTCTGTTCCTCCGCAGATAGCAGAGTGAACGCCGTTTGTACGTCAGATGGCACCCGCGCATCACCAATCCATAGCCGACCGTATACCTCGAAGATTGATTGGTCAGGGAACTCGTCACGCTGTTGCGCCAAGTATTTAACTAATTTTCTTTGTTTCTCGTTTAGTACGTCACTCATCAAGCTCATATACCTCCACACGTGGGTTGGCCTTGTCGATGAAGAACCTGTCATGTAGCTCAACAATGTTGTCCCAGTTGTCGTTGGTCAGGAAACCAGCCGCCATCATGCCGTCAAACACAAATTTGTGCTGAAAGGCGATGTTGTCTGGATCCGTCCGGCGGTCGTACCAGTACCAGTCGAAGCGAAGCGGTTTGCCCCAGTCGAAGCGAACGCCATTTCGTTCCGCCAGCTTGGTGTATTGAGCCGCCAGCGCTGTGGCCTGTTTCTTGACCTTGGCCCCGCCAAAGCGGTTTCCGCGCTCACAGGCCACGTACTGGTTCAAAGTCATCAATGGCATCGGGATCATCACCATTTTTTCCGTCATGCTTCACGTCCCGTCAGAATAACCAGCGTGAGCATGATATTTGAGCACATCATCAGGAAAAACGCCTTGAATGGGCTCCCGTAGAAGAAGAACCAGCCGCCCGCCGCTATCATCGCGATTGCCAGCACTACCATCACGAACTCAAGTCCCTGCTTTACTTTTTCGATTTTCATTTGTGCTTATTCCCCCAAACTACGACCAGCAAGGCCGTTTCGATAATCAACGCCACGTAGATCAACGCCGCCATGCGTTGGATGCCTCGGTGGTCTCTGATGGCTTAATGGTTCCGTCTTCGGCTTTGAACCAGTTGCCGGAGCGAAAGATGCCCCAGCAGTAGAAATGCACGTTCACTGTGTCACCGATTTTCAATTCTCGTTTCGTCATGCGTCATGCTCCTGTCTTAGCTTTTCAAGCTCAGCCAACTGGGCCGCCAGCTCAGCTTTATCGGTATCTGTAGCCTCTTGCTTAGGTGCTTTGTAGTCCTTAGCCATCCACTCCGGAATGGCTTCCTGTCGCCGTGGCTTGCCGCCGCTTTGCTGTGGTTTAGCCACACGCGGCACGCTGTTCACGTAGCCCTCAAACTTCGATGCGCGGAAAATGGTGCTCGGCCTGATGTACTGCTCCATGTCAGTGCCAAGCCACCCCGCAGTCACGTTGTCGATGGCGGTTTGGAGATCCTTTGGCGTGAAGCCTTCCCGCAACCGCTCTTGCACCATCTTCCGGTTGGTAGCGGTGTTCTTGAAGTGTTTTCCGCTCTTTTCGTTGAGATACTCGAATAGCTTGTCGAAGTCGACATGCGGTTCGGCGCTAGCCGGACTATGGTTTAGGTCTTTATTATCTTGTCTAGTCTTAGTCTTATCTAATCTGCTATCGCTGGCCATAGCTTTGCCATGCACTTGCTTAGCACTTGCTATAGCTTTGCTATCCGTTTGCCATCGTTTGTTAGCACCTTGCTTACCAGCAGCCGACCTTTTGCTAGATGTTTCTCCGATTTGCTCCGCCTGATTGTCAACCAGTTCGGAGTGCATATACTCACCGCCTTCGGTGAAGACATACAACCCAAACTCGGAGGCAACGGACTTTATTAGCCCGGCGTCACAGTGAAGGCGATACCCGAGCACGTTGTAATCTGGTTCAACTTGGTGCGCTTCCTCATTCATCAGAAGCTCGTTGAGTGCCCAGAAAGCACCGTAACCGGCCATGCCGTTCTTCATCATCATCTTAGCTACGTTCTGCTGCTCTCTTGCGTTTAGCGGGTGCTTCATCCAGTCAATCGCCATGATTTCCCCTCCAACTGTCGTAATACCAATGCTCATCAGATGGGTGCGGATCATAGACGAAGAACTCCGCTGGAGTAATTTTCAGATATTGGCAAAGTTTGTCGATTGTCGCCATCTGAATCGTCTTGTTACGGTTGTAGTAGATGCTCGTAATAGTGGTTCTTGAAATCTCAATCTTTTGCGCTAATTGAGTGATTGATATGTTTCGCTCTGCCATCAACACCGCTAAGTTATTCCTGATTGCCATCAGCTCACCTCCAAGTCGTACAGATCGGTGATTCCGGTGAGCTGTTTAGTGGCTCGGCAGTACTCGCATTGACCGCACCTTTTCGGTTCAATTTCGCCGTTCTTAACGGCCTCGATACGTGGTAGTTCATCTTCGATACGATGCAGCCAATAGTCGAGCAATTCTTGGGGAATGCTGACAATCGCCTTGTCTGGCGGGTCTTGCTTGCTGACGGCGACAATAAGCGGCACTGCATCTGCTCCGTACTGCTGGCGAATCAGCTCTTGGTACACCGCCATCTGGAGCGGGTAGCGGTACTTCTCGATGAACGAACCCCAATCTCCCGTGTCCTCAATCTTGTACCGCTTGTGGATATCCTGAGTGGTCTTTATGTCGAGGAAGAACCTTGTTCCGTCCTTGAACTTACCAGATCCAAAGCAGTCCAGCTTGCCCATCCACTCCACGCCGCCGATGGTTCCGGTCACGATGGCTTCCTTCTCGCCTTGGTATAGGCGGTTGAACGTTTCATCGTTCTGCAGTGTGTCAATCATCTTATCGGCCTGCTGGTAAGGGGCCTTTGGTTGGCCCCTATTCTTTCCGGTCGTGGCAATGATTTCAGGGTGCTCATCGAGGAACTCCTGATGCGCATCTTGGCTTTCAAAGTAGCTGTGAAGGTAATTTCCGACCAGCAATGCTGTGGGGTCTCGCTGCGGTTCCCATTCGCCTTTGAGCTGGGCTAATTCCGCCGCTTCGCAAGCCATGAAGCCTTTGAACTGGGTGGCTGATTGATAGTGCCAGTCAGCATCATTGCTGTAATAATTCGCCTTGTTCAGCTTGAACTGGTTCGCTTGGTTCTTCGGTGGCTGTTTGAGCATCAGGCTTCACCTCCTGCTTCGCTGGCTCTGCTTCGATTAGATCATCGAGCTTTGGCGCTTCGCTTACTTCTTTACGATCGTACTCATCTGCCGTGGTCTCGTTGATTGCTCCCAGCAGCAGGTCGTTATCGCTTGAACTGTTGATGTAGAACTTAGCCGCCCGGTTGAGCACAGTGCGCATCGCCATCTGGTCCGGAAACTCGCGCTGTACGTTTTTCGTTTTGGCATGGCTCCAGCTCTGGTCGATTTGTTTGCGCGTCATCAGCGTGTAGTTGAGCACGCCCTCGGTGTCTTCAATCACCGCGTAGGCCGCCACGATTTCGTTGTCTAGACTTTCCACGTTCGGCTCCCAATCAATCACCATGCGTCCGCGTTCGCTCTTAACTGCCCACTGGTCGCCCTCTCTGATGACTTGTGCCCAGACATCTTTCACGTTGTCTAAACGCCTTAGAATGGCTAAACTGCCGAAATACGAGCGGGTCAGCGTCAAGTCCTTGCCATAGGGAATGAAGTACACTTGGTTCTTCGCTGGGCTTAGCCCTTGGATCACCATGCTTAGAAGTGCCTTTGCTTGGCTCTCTGGGGTCGTCTTCTGAAGCAGTGACTGCCCTTTCGATCCATCGCTTAGCAGCAGCCAAGCCGCATTGAGCGCGTTGCTTGGGCTGTAATTCGCCGGTAGCTTTAACCCTTCGTTCTTCTGCATCTCCGTGATGCGGTTGTTCACACTTGCTACAATTTCATTCGCCATCTGCTTCTGCCTCCTGTCGCTCGCCGCCGTAGTAGTCTTCGAAGATGTCGACCAAGCTCAATGATTGATGATTGTCGCCATCTTCAAGTAGCTGCAGTACGAATGGAGCCGCGCTGTCAGCTTCCATGAGATCCTCTTTGACCCACTTATCAATGCCACCCAGAACGGTGATCCGGTGCATCAGATACGTCTTCATGTCGTGCACGTCATCGTTAACGACCTCGCCACTGTCTAAGATCCACACGCTGTCGCCCTCGTACACTTCTTCACCAGCCCACGTATGAGTGACGGGGTAATATGGCTTCGTTGCGTTCCAAATTCCTTCTTGCACTGGATCAATCATCAGCGCACCACCTTTCGTTTTGGCTGTTGCCGTGATAGACTGAGGTAAATAATATTTTGCTTGGTTTCTAACGCCTCTGCGGTTGCCTCCGCTGGGGCTTTTTTTGTGTCCTGCCAAAAATCGGCATGTTCCTCCGGGTAGCTGGCTGGGTCGCTTGGATCGATATCTTGCTCATACCAGTTGAAGAAGTCTGCGGCCTCTTGGTGCTTGGCCATGAAGTCTTCAAATGCGTTTGTAATGCTTATCCATGGGTGTCTCATGCTTTCCGCCTCCGTTTCGGGTTCATCATCTTTCTGCCTGAATTTCGTTCTCGCCACTGAATGAAGTAGTCAAGATCAACAGTCTGGGCTTCTCCAGGCCCCTCAAACTTGAGTGGCTCACCTGTCCAGCCTTGCTTCCAACGTGTCACCGTTGAAGCTGACACATGAGCGAACTCTGCAAGCTCTTTGGCTCGCATCAGCATCGTGACCTTGCGGTGAGTTGGCCGCTTCCGTGCGATGGCTTGTTGCCGTTGTACGATGGTCGGCTCTGGCATCTTCTTGAGTTGCCGCAGGTCTGTCACCTTTTCTGTGACCATGTAATGTCCTCCCTTCTGATGTAGTGCATCTTGACATAGGTTGGCATGCGCTCGTGTAGTAGCGCCGCCAGTGTAGTACCTAACCGGTCAGCTCCTGCCGTGAGCACCGTCAAGTCCATCATGGTGCTGTCCAGTTTCTCGAACAGGTATTCCATCAGGTCAGCCCGCTCTCGATCGGTTAATTCTTCTGGGTTGGCCAGTATCATGCGGATATGTTTCGCTTTCAGATACTGTTTTTCCTCGCCTTCCTCGAAGTCGTCATAGTCGAGCAGTGACGACATGTTCTTCGGTATCTTTGTTCCGGTGAACGATTTGATGAGGCCAAGCATCATGTTTCCAAGCTCTTGCGAGAATTGGTCATCGTCAAGCACGTGCGCCATGCTTACCGCATCGTCTGCGCTCACTGGCGCGTTGTTGACGTAGTTGTTCACGCTACTCTTGCCCTTCCCCATCATGGCCGCCAGCCAACGCTGTGTGCCATCTGTACGGTTAAGCGCCGCCGTTAAGTTGCTTCCGATTTTGAGTTTCATTGCGATCTCTCCTTGGTTGGAAAAGTCCCCCGCCGCTTCCAATCGCCACTCGCTTACACTTACAGTTGTCAAAACATGTACGCCTAAGCCATCATGATTTGGTCTTTGAGCTCAATCGCTACGTCCTTGCACCAGCTGGCTATTTCCATGTCAGTCATCGCTAGGCACTCCATGTTGATGGCCTGCGCACTCCCCTGATGTGTCTCAATGAGGTAGTCCATGCACTTGCGCCGGCCTTGAGCTAAGAAACTAGCCACGATGAGTTCGTCTGCCATGCTGTCACCCCCTTTCGTCGTCTTAGTTGCACCTCACGCGATTGAGTGCTTGAACGTTACCCCGTCTTGCTGGAGCAGTTCATCCAGAATGAGGTGGCGGAATGGGTGCGCCGACCGCATTGCTTCATACTCACGGCGTGCATCTGCTAGGTGCTCATACTCGGCAACCGAGTAACCGTTGCCTTCATCGTTGTACGTTGTGATGGCGTATCGTGCTTGCTTAGTAGTCATCGTGCTGCCTCCTGTTCCTCATCAGTTAACTTGGACTGCAAAAAAAGACTATCCGGGGTTGTGCCAAGCGCTGATGCAATGCGTACAGCCATAGAATATTTAAGTCCTCGCTTACCGTTTTCAATCATCCAATAGGCCGACTTCGTCAAACCGATGGCATCGGCCACGTCTTGGTAGCTTTTGTGTTGTTCTTCCCGTACCTGTTTAAGCTTATCAAGGCTCATCATGTCACCTCCTAATTGGTTAACCTTACGTTAACTATACTAATACACCACTGGTTAACTTGCAACCCCTAAATATCGATTTTGTTAACTTATTGATTGCACGGTTGGTTAACTCGCCGTTAACGATTAGAATACATATTGAAAGGGTGATTCCATGACATTTGGAACTCGAATCAGAGAGCTTCGCAAGATGAAGCGAATGACCCAAGAAGAACTTGGGAAAATTGCAGGCGTCAGCAAAGTGTCAATTTCAGGATATGAAAATGAAACACGTCAGCCAGATCAGGAAACCCTATTAAAGTTTGCAGACTTTTTTAATGTTTCAGTTGACTTTCTGCTTGGCCGAACAGAACAGAACAAAGCCGGTAGTCCTTCTGCTGTAGATTTAGCCGACAAGAACGTCATCATGTCCTTTGAGGGTCGCCCTATCCCGCCCGAAGACATCGAACTGATGAGGCGGCTACTACGGGGATCAAAAAAAGACGATGAATGATTATCTGACGCAGGTTCTTAACTACGCCTTTGAGCATGGCATAGGGGTAGAATGCTCAAACGATTTCTGTTCAGACACACCGTGCGCATCGAACCCGGATGCACGCCGCATCGTCATCAACTTGAATTTCCACGACCAAGCCCAGCTACCGCTCCAAGCGGCGCATGAGGTTGGTCACATACTTAATCAGCACAGCGGCTTCATGTATATGTTCACCCTGCTCAAGCAGGGACAAGAGGCCGAGGCTAATCGCACAGCATTCCACATACTGGTGCCGATGTACTTCGCTGACACCGATCCGGAGGACGCCAACAGCCAAGCCTTCATGGACGCGTTCCATGTGCCGGAGCCGCTGGTAGGCATGGCCGAGGCTGAAATTCGCGGATACTACGAAATGACGGAGGGCAATAATGCAGCTCAATCCTGATTGCATTAGAGATATTCTGCTAACAGTAGAAC